CATGTGTCCATGTCGCGTGCTGATCAAGCAAGAGGAGAATCGGGCTCACGCCTGTTCTTTTGGGACAAGGATCTCAAAACCGCCGCCCGGAGCGACATCATTGATGACAACCACGTGATGATTTGCACTGATGTGGACTACTACCTCGACATGGGGTATCAAATGGGATATGGCATTCCAATAATGCTGTATACCGTGGTCCCACAGAAAGCAGCGCACCGAGGTATAGATAGTTGCTACCATATAGAGAATGACAACATCATTTATGAAGTAGCGGGTGGTGGGAAATACCAACACAAAATCTGGGATTACGACAGAGACACTTTTAGGGCCAAACTCCACTATGGCCCGCACGCGGGAGACACTATGATCTACGACGTAGAGCAGAAGATCGTCAAAGGAGAGGGGACAGATCACCGTCTCGTGCTCCTGGTGCCCACGTTTAGGGTGCCCGCGTGTCTAGCAACGGTCATGCCCGGATGTAAAGAGATCCACTACCGTAAATACACAAAACATGGGGTAAACACTGTGTTCGAACCCGTTCAGGGGAACATAAGCATGGCACTCAATGGTAGTCGCGACGCCGTGGACATACCGTCCCGGCTATTGCGGGCCGTCACCGCTCGCCTCAGAGGCAAAACGACAGCCTTTTTGGTGGGTGACATCGAGGTATTCCTTCAAGATCATTTTCGGGACACCTCGAAGGTAGACGCCGCGTTGTTATACGAGATCCTGACCCAGACTGGGTTAGCGATTGAGTACACACCAAACGTGATACATACCAACGCACTGATCACAAATTATCGACCGGTTGCAAGTGCCCCGCTTGAGGAGGAGAAGCCTGTGGGCTTAGCCGTGACCACGCCTCTCGTTGCACAACCCGCACTCTTTGCAGCACGCTGCAGGGATGCTGATGAGGTTGCTGTGCGAGGGCGAGTCACCAATGTTGCAAACAACGCGATTCCCCCCCTCAGGTATGAAGCTTACGAGAAGGAGTTCGTCGAATTCCTTGTGCCTAACCCCGGGGTGGGAACCCCGATCACATTGCAATCCGTGATCGACGAACAATCCAGGCCAGCGCAGCGGAGCCGAACCGAACAGGCTCTACACCTACTCGGATTAGGAGGCCGGAACAAGCTTAAAACCTTTA